CAAGCTGATAATATGGCTAAAATGGCAAAAACAGAGCTTGATATAGCAAAATTACAACAAAAATCAGAAATAGACGAAGCTAAACTACAACAAACAGCGGAATTAGCTGCTAAACGTAACAATATTCAAATGCAAAAACTAAATAAAGGAAATTAATGAAAAATCCTAACTTAAATGTAAGTGAAATCGTTCATGATTTAACTAACTATGCTTTTGAAAATGATAGAAATCAAGAAGAGATGTTAATCGTCGCTTCTATGATGATGGTGACTGCAAAAATGATTTATTTACAAACATTAGGAAACAATGGTAATACTCTTTTTGAGAATGATAAAGAAATCATACTTGAACAACAAAAACCAACAGTACATTAAGGGGTCGTATGAAATTTAAAAATGCAAAAATGACAATTGTTCCTCAAAAAAACCCATTTCCTAACACACAAGTTGCTTCAACAGCAGAGCAAGTTTTCTCTCCATTTGTAGTAAAAGATAACAAAGGAAGTGGTCCTCAAGGACAAACAAGCAGAATGCAGATTAAAAAAGTAGCTTTCAAAGGCGTAAAATAGTATAATTCGCTACTTTAACAAAGGAGGTTCTATGAACTTACTAAAAGATCTATGGTCACACATCAAAGAATGGAGTGACTGGCAGATGAAGGATTGGATAAAAGCCGCTATTGTAGCGATCGTAGTTATCTGGATATTAAGCTGGATGACAGGCGGAGCAGCATAGTGCTACAACTTCTTGGAGGCATGTTAGGTGGTAAAGGCGGAGCCTTAAAAACCATTGCTAAAGTTGTCGACGAGATTCATACATCAGAAGAAGAGAAATTAGATAAAAAGATTTTAATGCAACGCATTCAACAAAAGCTTGCAGAAAAGCAATTAGATGTTAATGCAAAAGAAGCCAGCCATCGCAGCGTATTCGTTGCTGGCTGGCGACCATTTATAGGATGGATCGGAGGGCTTGCTTTAATGTTTAGCTTCATCCTATCTCCTTGTATTGAATGGTATGCAAAATTTGCAGGTATAGATATTGTGCCTCCTGCTATAGAGACTGGGCCCCTTCTAGCCATTGTCACTTCAATGCTCGGAGTCGCTGGGATGAGAAGTTTCGAGAAGGCAAAAGGTCTTACTAAGTGACATACGACGAATTAGCGGATTCCGTAAAATTATCCGAAGGTTTCAAAGATCATATTTATAAAGATACTGAAGGATTTGCCACAATTGGCTGGGGCCATAAAGTAGTGTATGAAGATAATTTTGAAGAAGGTAAAACTTATTCTAAAGAAGAATTACAAGAAGTATTTGAAAAAGATCTAAATAAAGCAATAGGTTTGGCAAGACAACTTATGAAAGAAAATAATGTGTCTGACTTACCTACAACTGCACAGCACACTTTAACCGAAATGTGCTTTCAGCTTGGAAAATCAGGTGTCTCCCTCTTTCGTAATATGTGGAAACAACTGCAAAACCGAAATTTTGAAGGTGCGAGTTTAGAGATGTTAGACTCGAAATGGAATCGTCAAACTCCAAATCGCTGTAAAAAATTATCGGATCAGATGAAATCGTGCGCTTAGAAAATTTCTTTACAGCTTATAAAAAAGATTTAAATGCTAGACAAAAGCAGATAGAAGAAGTTATATTAAGCGGACAGGTAAAAGACTGGTCACATTATAATTACTTGACTGGAAAACTAGCTGCTTTAAGACAAGAAACTCAAGAGCTTTCGCTCTTGCTCAAGAACACGGAGTTAGAAAATGACTAAACCAAAATTAATCGTACCAAAACATGTTTGGGATGGTGCGCAGGCTGAAAAAAAGAAAAACGAAGTAGAAAAAGTACCAACCCCAACTGGTTGGAGAATAGTTTTATTTCCACTAAAATTAGAAGGTAAAACAAAAGGTGGTGTTCTTCTTACTGATGACACTGTCGCTGAATCTCAAATGACTACTAACATTTGTAAAGTTTTAAAAGTAGGACCCCTAGCCTATAAAGATAAATCAAGATATCCAGATGGTAAAGCTTGGTGTAAAGAAGGTGACTGGGTAATTATAACTACTTACGCTGGATCAAGAATAAAAATTGATGGTGGAGAACTTAGAATTGTTAATGAAGATGAGATAATGGCAACTGTGGATGATCCACGGGATATTTTACCTAAAAATATAATGTAAATGGAGAAGACTATGCAACCACAATCACTAAATGAAGAAAAATTAATTCCTCTTGATACTTCAGGGGATAATATTGATGTTGAATTGAATGAAGAAACAAAGGAACAAAATAATGAAAAAACTGTAGAAGTAAAAGAAGAAGTTAATAATCAAAATCCTAAAGAAGAAGGCACTGAACACGAACAGTATTTAACTAAAAAAAAGAAAAAAGAAGATCCACGGTTAAGGATTAATGAACTTACTGGTAAGTGGAGAGAAGCTGAAAGACAACAATTAGCTGCAATTGAATATGCAAAAGCTGTTCAAAAAGAAAATGAAGATTTAAAAAAGAAAAATTCTACCTTAGATAATTCTTATATTGAAGAGTTTAAAACTAGAGCAACTAGTGAAGAAACTACAATTAAAAAAGATCTTCAAGAAGCTATGCAAGCAGGTGATTTTGCAAAACAAGCTGATCTTCAAGGTAAATTAACTGATACAATTCTTCAAAGGCAAAGAGCTGAAATGACTCTTCAGAAAAAAATTCAGGAAGAAAAAAATAAACCTGAAGAAAAACCTGTTGATTTTGCAGCTACACAACAAAAAGCACCACCTACACCTGAGCCTTCACCAAAAGCTCAATCGTGGGTATCAAAAAATTCTTGGTTCGGAAACGGATCAGACAGTGGACATGATGTCGTAAAAACTATGGCGACTTATGGTATTCATCGGCAACTAATTACAGAGGGAGTTGATCCTGAGTCAGATGATTACTATAATGAAATAGATACTAGACTTTCTAGGTATTTTAATGCTAATACAGACACATCACAAGTCGGTAGTAACAGAGTCGCTCAGACTGTTGCTAGCGCCGCCAGAAATGGCAAAGCAACTGGGCGCAGAACTGTGACACTCACGCCATCACAAGTCGCTTTGGCTAAAAAATTAGGTGTGCCACTTGAAAAATACGCAGAACAACTGCAATTAATGCAGAAATCGTGAAGGAGGCGTTATGGATGAAATTAAAGAATTAAAGAAGACTTCGCGCAAACAAGAGACCCGTGAAAAGGTTGCTCGTAAGAGGGGATGGGTCCCTCCTTCGAACTTAGAAGCGCCAGAACCACCCGAAGGTTTTCACCATCGGTGGATAAGAGCTGAATATCGTGGCATGTCTGATGAAGCAAATATCATCGGTAGACTACGAAGTGGATATGAATTTGTGAAAATGGATGAGTATCCCGATAGAATGGATTTACCTTCTATCGCAGAAGGTAAATATAAAGGCGTTATAGGTATTGGCGGATTATTATTAATGCGTTGTCCATTAGAAGTGAAAGAAGACCGAGATGAATATTTCCGTAATCTTACAAACGAAAAGACAGCAGCAATTGAAAATGATCTTCATAAAGATGAGCATCCAGCGATGCCAATCCATCAGGAGAGGCAAAGCAGAGTAACTTTTGGAGGCAAGAAATCTTAATTCGTAAGATCATTGTGTCTCTAAAAAATTTAGGAGACTACTATGGCTAACATAGATCAAGCATTCGGTCTTAGACCGATAGCTAAAGTTGGTTCTGCCCCTGGTGGAACTACTGGTACGACTAAATACTCTATTGCAAGTGGTGCAGCAGGCATGTTTACAGGCGATCCCGTCAAACCAAAGAATGACGGAACGATTATCCCAGCGACAGCAGGCGACCCAATTAGAGGTATTTTTATGGGCTGTTTTTATACAGACCCATCGACAGGCAAGCCTAGATATAACAACACTTTCCCCAATGGTACGGTGGCAAGTGATGCTATAGCTTTTATTGCTGACGATCCCGATCAACTATATGTTGTTCAACAAGATTCAGTTGCTGCGGAAATCGTTGCTGCTGATTTAAACTTAAACGCTGATCTCGTTTTTGGCGCTGGTTCTACCGTTAATGGTATTTCTGGTGTAGAAATTGATTCAAGTTCCAAAAATACTACTGCTGCACTTCAGGTGAAGTTGATTGATTTTTATGACACACCGAGCAATGACGCAACTTTAAGTCATTCTCAATTAGTTGTTAAAATTAATAACTCTGATATGAACGGTGGTACTGGAACAACAGGACTATAGGAGTAGATTATGGCTATTAATAGAGCGCAGCTCGCCAAAGAGCTAGAACCTGGTCTAAACGCCCTGTTCGGAATGGAGTATGATCGTTATGAAAACGAGCATGCTGAAATATTTGACCAAGAATCAAGTGACAGAGCTTTTGAAGAAGAAGTAATGTTAGTTGGCTTCGGTGAAGCAGCAGTAAAACAAGAAGGTTCAGCAGTTCAATTTGATACTGCACAAGAATCTTTCACTGCTAGATATTCTCACGAAACTATTGCATTAGCATTTAGTTTGACTGAGGAAGCTGTCGAAGACAACTTGTACGATACTTTATCGGCTCGTTACACGAAATCATTGGCACGTTCAATGGCATACACAAAGCAAGTAAAAGCTGCAAACATTTTAAATAATGCATTTGCAACTGCTGGCGGAGATGGTGTTTCATTAGTAAACACAGCTCACCCAACTGCTTTAGGTGGTACTTTCTCAAACAGAAATGCTACTGATGCTGACTTGAACGAAACCTCATTAGAGCAAGCAATGATTGATATTGCAGGCTTTATCGACGAAAGAGGGCTAAAAGTTGCAATGCAGGGAAGAAAATTAATCATCCCAGTAAACATT